ACCGTGCCTCTGCCCCTGTGATCGGCGTATCACCCTTGATATTGGTTGCCGGGTCCGGTGCGTTGCTCCGTGGTTTTATTGGTGTTGTTAATCGTTGTTTTTCCTGCCCGAGATAGACAGCGGCCTTCATGCCGGATTTATCGGACACCAGTAAGGATTGAAACTTTGCCAGCGCCGCCTTATTCCGGCCAAGGAAATACATAACCTTCTCTGAGCCCTCCCCAAGAATCGAAATAACCTGATCAACGATCACGTCACCTAAATTCGGGGTTATGGCTTCGACTGCCTTTCGGACTGTGGTATCAGCGGCCTTGTAAACTTCTGCCGTAATACCGCTTTCGTCAATGAGCTTTTCAGCTCTCTCATAGTGACTATCAACAGCCTCCGTGAGTTGTTCCTGTGCCTGTGCCTGTCCCGCTTTCTGTTGGTCTTCATGCCGGGTTCTATTGATAGCTTCAGTTATCCGGCTCTGGTTATACGTGTCAAAGGCTTCGTCAAATAGTTCGTCGGTGTCAAAGTCGTCTCTCTTGGGCCGCACCAAAGTTTCTTCCTTTGGTTTGAGTTTCAGGGCATCGTCTCTTTCCCGTTTCAATCTTTCGATTTCTTCGTCACGGTCCGATATCTGCCCTTTCAGCTTTTTCTTAGTGGCGACAAACTTACCGACAGGCACTTGTTTTGAAGGGTCGTCGGAGTCCTGCTCCCCCTCTTCCTCTTCCTTCATCCATGGTTCTTTGGCGGGTTCAATCGGATTGCCGTCTTCATCGAGCTCAGGCTCTTCTTTTGCTGCCTCAGCTGCGATTCTGGCTGCTTCCTCTTCTGCTGCAATGGCTGCTGCCGCTTCTTCCTCTGCCAATGTTGCTGCTGCTGCTATTTCTTCAGGTGTCATCTCAGATATTCTCCTTATCTGCAAAGGCTAATCAGGTTCCCCCTGCGGGCTGCGTTTTATCGGGCCGCCTCCGCTTTATTTATTACAACAAGACCAACAAATGTTTTTACCATTTGCCATCTTAGTGCCGTCATTTAACGTTTTTGTACTTAAAGGATATCCGCATTTACAACATGGTACTGTTTGGATTCCCCCATGGCCGCCTCCGCGCGCGGTGTGCGCTGATACAGGCTTGATTGTTTCAATACCTATGTTAAATTATATTAACTTGTTCATTTCCAAAATTTAATAGCTTCTTGCTTAAACTCATGATTATTTTCGAGACTGTACATATCATTTTCATTCATAAGTTCACAATTATGCGCTGCATGGTCAACTAGAAAAGAAACTAAGAGGGCATACCTGAAACTTCTTTTTTCTATTTCTTTTTCGCTATATTCTAACATTTCTTCTCTTGTCTGTGGTATATTCCCAGCACCCCCCATGTATTTATCTAAATCCCTAAATATTTTACAATCATGACATACTACATAGTATAAAGTTCCCATCAGGTTGCTCCTTTTGGTTTTATGGTTTCTTCCTTACGAATTAAAACTACCCTCCATAGCGCGGTGTGCGCTGATATTGGTTCATGGTTATTTCTTTAATAGTGTATCAGCTTCTTTTATTAAAGCATCTAAATCTTCTGTTGGATTCGACGGCTTTTTTTCTAAAACCTCTTCAAACACCCCGGACTTGAACGGGCTTTTTCCTTCTTTCATCCTCTGTATAGCGTGTTGCGTAGCCTTATGTATTATTCTGGGAGTTGGATCATTTCCTTTCAATAACCACTTTATTTCATTCTGATTTAAAGTAGGAACCAAAGCAGGAATAAGTACCTCTTTTCCATCAAAATTAACTCCTATTGATATTTCAGTAGACACTTTTCCATCCGGTCTTTTTAGTGTCCCTAAAAATCCTGGTCCCTTAGAAGTCCCATCAAGTCGCAAGGTATCTTTATTTTTTTCAACCGATTCCGGCAGTGGGGAAAGGTCTTTGAACCACCATTTTTTTAAGCCTTTTAATCCTTCTAAGCCTGCCATATTATCCCGTCCTAATCTGCTCAAATAAAGCGTCGTCGTCCATATCCTCAACATTAACAGGTGTTTGTAATTGTATTACCTTCGCCGTGTTCTCAAGCTGTTCGCCAACCGTCTCAACATCTGTCTTGCGTATCTTGGCCCCGGCCTCGTGCGCTGCAACTTCAACTTTCATGCGCTCGGTTTGGGCCTTAAATACATCAACCTGAAGCTTTGACTTTTCGTTAGCATCCTTGAGCTGCATTTCAATACCATCTTTCTTTACCTTCATAATATCTGCCTGACCCTTAAGCTCCTCAGCCTTTGCCAATACCATCGCCGCATCAGGTTCCGGTGGTTGCGCCTGGGCCTGGGCCAACAGTTCTTTCTCTTCGTCGGTTTCGGGCGTCTTAATTCCCGACAAAACAAGCTGTTTATTCGCAAATTCCTTCAGGTCTTCCATTTCCACACCATCAGATAGTTGGATAATCTTTAATTGCATGGCCTTTCGCATGGGATCATCCGGCGCCATGCCTGCAAGGATTGTTTCCAGTCTATCCAGGGTCTGTTCTTTCTGGCTGGTATATGACGCTGTGATCCGGCTTGTGACTTCAAACTCTGCCACTCTTAGATCGTTAAGAATGACAAGCTCGCCGGATTCTTCGTCGACTACCGCCTGCATGACCTCGACTTCTTTTTTTGTTCCGTCTGGTAGCTCGACTTTCTCGTTGCCCGGAACATCGTATATCTCGGACGCCATGGAAATATATATTTCACCGTCCCGTCTCATTGAGAATTTTTTGTGCTCCTGATAGACCATCGATTGCATGTCAAGACGTGCTTGTAATGCTAAGACAGCCTTACCAGATGTGTCAGGGTCCGCAATGTCTTGGGGTAATCCGGGGTTAGCAACTTCCCTAATAGCTCCCGCCGATAATTCAATGGCAGTGGTCAACGCAGGGGGTATGTTGACATTCGGCATGGTTGCAATCTGACCGAGAGGAAGCTCATTACCAGCAGCATCAAATCTGTTCTGTAAATAGTAAGGAAAATTGTTCTCTGCCCCTGACATTTCATACATATGCTCGAAACCAGCAATTTGCTCAGGAAAGAAGATGGGCTTCTCTCTCGGGGACCGTGAAAACATATCTGTAAGATAGGAATAAGCAAAGTCTCTCATCCGTTGGGGATCTTTTGCTAATCGAGTAACACCCTCATAAACCTCTTCACCCTCGACAATCGCACGTTCACCGTACTCAGGCACCACAGGAATATTACCACCCGCGATCCTCTCCCCGGTTCTTTCATCGCCAACCATATCGCCGTTCAAAATTGCCTCGCCGGAAGCTATGTATTTCCGCACCTCATAGACTTCAATGGTCTTTTCATCAACGATCTTATAGCCAGCGTCTATCATTTCGTCCATGGCGTTCTTGAGCGCTGATTCTCTTAAAAGAGTTGTCTCACCGAACGGGTCCGCCAGGGTCAAGACTTTTTCTTTGACTTTTTCCCGGTGATAAAACTCAGCGACATAGATTTTCTTCCCTTCGCCACCAATCCACGGGAAAGTATAGGAATGTTCCGGGTGTTTGAAATTAGACGGAGAAATATCTGCATCCTCTTCGCCGGTCAGGTCCTTGACCAACTTTTTATAACCGTCCTCAGAATATGCGCTCAGGTGTGAGAAATAATCGGCATCGGACTTGTCTATCCGCTTGGCGTTCGGGTCCCAAAAACCGTTATTATTAGCTTCGTACACGGGCCGGCGTACAATCACCTGTTTCTTATTCCCGGTTTTGTTTGACCGATATTTCGTCTCAATGATCCAGGCACCCACGCCACAAACTACAGCTTCCTGATCTGCAACCGCAAATGCTTCTAATGATGTGTTATGGTTCGCGTCCCTGCGATATAATCCATCTGCAAGCTCCGCAACGTCGTCCGGTGTGCCATTGATAGACTCAAAATCGTTCTGCACCGGATTGCTGGCTAAATCTGCAAGTATCTGCTTCCCGGCGCTGCGTATCATGTCGAACTCGCCCCGGTAATCCATCTGGATATCTGCCAGTAACGTAGCATCCCAGTGAGTCACCCAGTAAAACACCAGATCGTCTGAAGATTTCTCTCGGTTGATCTGGCCGGATGTAAATGCCTTATCATGGTATCGCTTTAGGTCTGTTAGTTTCAGTGGCATGATCTACGCCTCGGATTTAGTGTGCGTCCCATCGTTTTTATTGGTTTCGGCATCACGAAATTGACAACGTTTGACTGATGTGGCGTCCGCATTAACATCATAACCGGGTCTGCAAGATTGGGACTCTTGAACTTGAACTTAGTCTTCATCTCCTTTTTGGTATACATTTCAAATTTGCCAGCGCCATTCGGCTTAACTGGCATCCGACACAATTCAGAACGCAATGCAGGAAGCAATTTAATGGACGAATCAAACGAAATCAGATCATCAGGGTTGTGATACTCTCCCTTCTCGACTGCCAAATACGTGCGATATATTCGCCGCCGCAAATCAAGATAATATTGAGCACGTTTATTTCTGACTGCATCTTTGGTTGTCTTTTGGTTTTGCACCGGTGCCCCGCCCACAACGGGGTCAAAGATAGCGTCAGGATGATCAGGATCTTCGCTGCCCTTGAACATACTAATCACTGTTCCCATTTTCCCATCAAACGCCCTCTTTACTTGCCTATTAAGTCCCACACCCATCCCGTCACAGTCCCACGTAAATGCATCCGAATTGTGATTGATTGCAAGATCAAGCGCCCAGTCTGCGCCCTCATTTATATCACCATCTGTTTTCTCTTTGATGTCCAGGAAAACTGAACCATGACGAAATGCAAAGCCTTTGTCGTCCGGGCCCGTGTCAGACGGATCATGGCTTGAAAATCGAATGCCTTCGGGCTTGAATCCTAACTTGATATGAGCGTCAACACAAGCGTCAAACCACTCGGCCATAATCAGCGCGTCTTCAACCGAATCATTAAACGCACCTTCCCAGATCCAGTCGTATTTTGCCCGTGACAGGTTTTCAAAATCCCATATCCGCTGAGGTTCGAGCTCACCATGCCATGGATTATCGCGCCAATTCATCTTGATGATCAGGTGCATGTCATCTTCGTACATTCCCTTTGCATTCAGGTCAGCAAGAAAAGGCAGAAGGAACCTCTTTGAGAACGGATCCGCCGAACTCTGGGGATTGGCGGTAAAGAATAGCTTGTAGCCGGGAGACCGGAACGTGGGTATCACGATATCTATTGTCTCCTGGGAAAATGCGTGCGCCTCTTCTCCCCAGAAATATTTAAAATCTTGATATGATTGGATAGATGATGGGCTCCGGTCCAGACCTCTGAACCTGATGCCACCGCCGGTTGTACAGTCGATTTTTTGTTTGTCGATGCTGAAACCGGGGGCTGGTATTTTATTGATCAGCCCTTTGAACAGCTTGTGGACTGATTCGTCAATCGAGTTTTGGTACTCGCGACCACACAACACGTCGGCGCTCTCAGTCTGACACCGCTTGAGCAGTTCCCGGCCGATAGTCTCTGATTTTGCGCTCGAACGGCCACCGTACAATACGATTATCTTGGCGCCGGTGGTCAGGATTGGCTTGGCGATCCGTGGTATTTGGATGTCTGGCATTATGGCTTTGATACCCTAAAATGTGCTGAAATCCCCCTGTTTAACTCTCTGATACTTACTTGCCTGATTGTTGCTACATTGACAGCCGTTTTAGCTGATGTTGCTACCTTGGGCTTTGATGTTGCTACCTTGGGCGGCTCATCATCCCATATGTGAGGCTCCCCTAGTCTATGACGGTGGTGGCAAACACTGCATTTTGGTGCTTGTGTGCTCACTTGCCCCCCTTAGTGTCAATAATCTCTGTCCTCCATATCAAATCCTTGCCGTCCGGGCCTGATATCCGCTTGTTGTCAGTAAAATCAGCCTCGGACCGGCCCAGGAGCTCGCTGGCTTTGAGCCTGTCGCTATCCTTCTCGGCAGTCTTTAACATCTCAGTCCAAAACTCTTGACGTTCTTCCCTGCTCATGATGTGTTTATTGTTCCGTTTTTGTTCACGTTTTTTTATTTCCGCGAGTATCCTGTAGTTTCCCACGTTTTGCAACCCTGACCTCTCGGCCTGTAAATACCCTGCCTTCCGCGCCGCGCCAGTAGCGTTCCCGTCGTAAAAATCTATAAATCTCTGTTGCTTGGTAGTAAATTTAGCTCTCATGGCTTAGCCTATACATATATCACACACTATGTCAAGAGTTTTTATATATTCACACATTAGAATATAGTTACTCATTTTTGTTTTAATAATTTCAATTAGTTATCTATAAGTGTTTGATTTTATTAATACTTATTTTTGTACGATTTTTCGCAATTTGTCACTAAATTATTATGTAAACTAATTTATTATATTGTATGTTTTCAATCAATTACAACCGAACCGCATTTATTTTGGCACCTTGGCACACCTGTTGCAATATAAAATAATCAAACAAACCTAAAAGGAGGTACATCATGAATCAGGTGCAAGAAATTATCACACGACACGCAGCAAACAGAGCAGCTATTAGAGCGCAAGGCAATATTGAGAGACGCAGGATCGCAAGAGAGCACCGGCAAAAGCTGGCAAGTATGAGAATAGAGTTTGGCAAGATCAAAGCAATACTCGACAAATACTAACCCCACAACCGCCCCGGTCACTCATGGCCGGGGCACGGGAGGGAATGAAAAAATGGAAAAAGAAAGAACAAAAATGGAATCGGCAGTATATCAAGCAGTTAGTAATGTTATCGGGAGCTGGGACAATCCGACCCATGACGACAGACGCGAAATCGCAACAACCGCAATACGGATTTTAGACAAAAAACATAAAATTAATTGCGCTCGCGACGACACTAAGGCCGGGGATTATCTGGGTGAAGCCTTGGATTTTTACCTTTATTAATTTTTGAACTCGCCCTTGACTTGGTATGTTTGAGTCAATGGCGGTCTTGAGGGATTAATTAATAAAATTAATAACATAGGAGGAACAATCATGGCATGGACAAGCACAGAATGGGCATGTGGACACAAAGGATCAATGCAACTGTACGGCAAAGGATCTGCAAGAGATGCACAGGTAGCACGCGCCGCAGGAATGGACTGCATGGCTTGCTGGCTAGTCAAACAGTGGGAAAAAGAGGGTGACCCAAGATCCCAGAGAGAAGATCGTTACAAGCTCGCTGCTAATATCGCTGAGAACAAGGGGAGGCGAATTGATGTGCCGGATATCGTACCCGTAAAAAATAAAAAAGAAAACCCACTTGCTAAATTTTCGGATCAAGAACTTTTGGCGGAAATTGAAAATCGCAAAAACAATACTCGATAAATACCAACCACCAACGCCCTAGGCATGGCTAAGATTACATGAAAAGAATAGCAATGACAGACGGATCAGAACAATGGTTTGACATCGAAGATGAACTAACACAAGTATAAGCACAAACCGCCCCGGCTGAAGCCGGGGCAGAGGAGGGTTAAAACATGACAAAGTCAGAATACATCAAACAACACCCAAAATCATTTTTGGCTGAGGCATTAACATCTGCAAACTGGCCAAACAACACAGAAATTTGCCTTGTCAGCGGCCTCAACGCACCCTGGAACAAAAACTCAAACCTTTACAAGGCTTTGCAAGGCACGAGCGGAGAGTATGTTGTGGGTGGCCACCTGAAAAGGGGCACAGAGGGCTGGCATTACGCAATAAAAAAAACAATTAACAAGGGAGCATAAATGATTAAAGTATATTTAGCAGTATTTGTCAAGATGTTTTATGGTGTTTTTCTTTTAATAGCAGGACTTTACACCGCCTGGGTGATCTACGGCGGACTAAAATTAGCGGAGGTGATATGCAAATTATAGGGTTTGAGAAATTAACATGGCAAACATGGAGGCCGAGATCGGCAGAAGATTTCCCATGCATGATCTGCCACAAAAATTTAGCAACGCACCGACTAAAGTGCCAACTCAACAAGGTGGCCCGGCTAAACCTGGTCGTGTGCTTTTATTGCGCTCGACTGGAACCAGCTGAAATATTAACTAAGATTAAAGAACCTTAACCCACAACCGCCCCGGTCACTCATGGCCGGGGCTCATCAACTATCTCCGTAAAAGTCTTTTAGGTTTTTTGTTAGTCCATCGTAGAGCTTTATTCCGTCCGGGTGCATTTTTTCGCGAGATGCAATAAATGTTCTGGCGTGGTTCAAGGTGGTAAGGATTTCATCTATCACAGCTTCTGGTATAACTCTTACTTTTCGAAAATATTGTGTTGATGCTAAAAAGTCTGGCGGGTTAACGCCTGTTTTTGTTACTTTTTTCATCATCCCTCACTTTCGGCAGCGGGCAATTTAATCTGATTATTGTAATATGCGTTCAGTAATTTGGCGCATAGCTCACAGTCACTTTTTGCACCGTGAGACACAAAACCGGCCTCTGATGCACGGACGTTATTTGTTGCCAAAATGTATTCTTTACCGTCCTCATCAACTCCGAAATCGGCAAGCCACCAATTTTCGCCCCTATTATTCTGTGTGTCAGCTTTAAAGTAGGTTCGCATTAGCCTTTTTCCCCGAAATGCTCCCGTAAAATATGACATCGGAAACACAAAATTCTCACGTTCTCCCGGCTATCATCCCCGCCGGACCCCTTTGATTTAATATGAGCTAAATGGGCGGTATTGAATACCGTATCTCCATCCAATCTAATCCAATGCTTACATTCAGCGCATCGCCCGTGCTGTTCTTTCCATACTTGTTTTCTGAGCTTTGACCACTCGACAGCGGAAAGCTTGATTCTCTTATGCTTTGGTTGTGGGCTTGGTTTTGTTAGGGAGTACATTTATTTATACCACCCATGTCCGTCACTGATAGCCCGCCCCTGTAATTTAGGGTTAAATATCCTATGCGCTCTTGGTAGCATATGATAATGATTAGGACATAATAGTAAATTAGACTTGCGGTCTTTCACGGTTGTACCGTCACAATTAACCCTCATGCCGTTTAGTTTAAAATATGCTGACCGTTTGAAATTTTTAAACCTTGAATGACTGCCTACCATACTCCCTCCTATATAAACTGTAAGTATCTATAAACCATCTCTTCCATTTGTTCCGGGGTCATATTTTCGTGACCGTAAATAGATCCAATAAAGATGTCAATCGTACCCTTGAACAGGTTGTTAAATTCCGCATCCCCCATTTTCGCAAACGAAATGCTATCCGCTTGCTCGGTCCATGTTCCATCAAGGTTGAACACCGTTTCAGAATACCCACATAGCTTTGCAATTGTCTTCCTAAATTTGGTAAAGTTCTTTATCGGAGTTACGCTTTCAACGTTAGAAACCGGGTTCCAATTATCGAATCCTATTTTAAGCAGAGCGAAGTATTTTTTGTGAAATCCATAGTTCCGAATTTTAATTGCCTTAACTCGGATACCATCACCAATCTTATTTCTTTTATCCCAACTTTCTGCTTCGGGATCATCAAGCATGTAGGTTTGGGATCTGATTTTAACGATGGTTGTCTCCATTTTTCTCCTTCACCGGATGCAAAATCCTATACTCTTTCCATCCTATCATCCGATCATGGGTCCACTGCGCATACCATTTCTCTGCATTGACAGGTTCTCTTTTTATGGATAGAGTCATGGTATCACCATTACGTATTGAGTTAAACCGAAACGTCTTCCTTTTCGGATTTCAACGACTTGTTAGTTTTCGTTGTTGATAATAAACCTAAAAGGTGCCGAATAAGCGTTCTTGTGTTCCATGGGTTTGCTTCCCATTTTCCATTCCATCGAGCTTCAACCATTATGCCACCAGTAATTTTTCCTGGCTCAGCGCTAAAAACACGATATGCTTCCGGCAAATCATCGTGGCCGGTGAAATCTGGGTGATCTTTTGGTAATTCCCATTCAAATATTTTTTTCATACGAGCTCCTAAGAAAACTAACAGTGAGATAAGCGGAAAGATTTCCACCTATCAATATAACAAGGGCTACTCCAGTGGCCCCTCGGTCTTGTCGGTATATTTTTCAGGGCAACATCCGAGCTCGTACAAACGACATATTTTAATCCCGTTGCCCGAGAATGGCACAAAACATTCCCTATCATAGCATTCTTCTTCCCGGACTTGGTATTTCTTCTTTTCTCGCTTTTTCATCCCCCTACCTCCTTTGCTTTTGTACCATATTTACCTCATTTCTGTCCAACAACCGTGCTCTGGAAAAGTGTCACCCCCATGGGGTGCATACCGGATCTCATCACGAAAGCAATCCTGTTTAAATTCAAACTCGTCACAATTTTTACAATTCATCTTGAAATCAGGGTCATGTATAGCCCTGTCCAGACATCCAAGATATTTCGCGCAATGCAAGACCGCCCAGCTCCGGTCATGGTGAATATGGCTGGTTGGTCCTGAGCTTTTTCGATAAACTGTCTTATTGTGCTGCTGACAACCGCATGAATTATTATCGTTTGGCCTTCGTCTTAAAACTATCGCTCCACAAAATGAGCATTTATATTCCCCTAGGTATTGCCAATATGTATTCCCGTTGGGCGCTGTTCTTAATATCTTTCCTGCATTTTTATCTATTAAGTCTAATGACATGATTACCTCTCGATTATCTCTACGGGATACAGCGCTTCAACCATTTTCTTGTTTCTGATATATCCCTTTGTTTTCTTGCCTTTTACATCTATAAATTCAACATTCCCGTCTTCATAGAACACCTGGAAGTCTGCTGAGTATGTCACTCTTCCGGGTAGATCAAACTTGGGTTGTCGAAGGAAAAACAAAACTGTCCCACATTTTTCAAGCAGTTTTAATTGATCATAATATCGAGCTTCTTTAGCACTTCTAAATTTCAGTCCATCTCTCACAGTTATTATATTTTTGAATTTGTGTTGGATTCTCATGTTTCAATATCCCATTTTATCTCTCGCTCACACCAGGGACAGTATTTAAACGATCTAAATAGACAACGATGCGAATAGTTTTTATATAAACGAACAGCTTTTTTCCAGCCCTCACACCGCATGACAGAATCGCACACCACACTTTCGGGACTCATATCGTAGCGTATGGCTTCAATTAGCTTCTCTGCTTTTTTTTTCATGGCTCCCTCCGATCACGCCCGGATCTGCGTTGTTTAATCCGCCGGCCATCTGTGTAAATACACTTCCTGCGCTCTAAAAACGGCATGACTTTACCGCCAACGCGTCTTTCTTTAACTCGCCTATCGTCCATTATTACCCTCCTCTATAGCACCAACGATTAGCGCTAAAATGTCATTGCGTGCCCCGGCTAATGAATTCGCCCTTTCCCACTGGATTTGATATTCATCCCGGCTCTTTTTCAACCCCCGAAACAATAAAAAACACATGCAGAACCATCCGAATATACCGCAACAAAAACCTAAACCGAATAATAGCCATGTCATTTTGCCGCCTCCTTCCGTACTCTCAATTTTTTTCTTATTAAGTGTATTTTCCCCTCAATCATATTAAAGTTGGAATGATACCCTTTCCATTCAGGGTAAAGCTCATATAATAACTTCCAAAATTTATCTCTGGAATCACTTAGAGCAGCAGAAAAATAATCTAAACCCATCTCTGCATGTTCGCGCTGTTTTAAGAGTTCATCCAAAAGCCTTTTTTCCATTTCCGTTACGAAAAATTCACTGCCTGACAAATCAACTTCTTTTGATTTTGTTTTTTTCTTTATCATTTATTCTCCTTTTTTAACAATTCCCTTTTTCATTTTAACCGGCTTGAAGAACTCTTTCTTACTCTTGATATATTCTTCAAGTGCTTCAAAATCAAGTACCTGGCTCGGCGATGCGACAAGCATGAAAAGTTTGTCAAACTTGCAAGCCACACGGTATTCCCCTTCCCGGGTCTCGATATATTTATCAAGTTCCTTTGCCCTTGTCTGCCAGGTGTCGCGGCTATCTGTTAGCTCTGCGATCTCAACCCTCAGTTCTGGAATTCGCCAACCGGTATTGAAAATTCCATTGACAATAAAAAAAACACAGATAATAAAAACACCAATGCCGATGATAACTTTTACTCGATCCCATATTATTTCTTTGATGATTAGTTCATCCATTCAGACCTCCTTATCATGCTAATAAGCTGTAAATATAACCCCTTACCTTACAATTTTCTGCTGCTTCTTGTATTTTCATGATCCTCCTTTATGGCCTGGGCGTAGAAAGCCTTTTTATGAGATAGTCCTTTAATCACATATTAGCCTTTATGCAGACAAAAAATAGTGTTGTATCCGAATTAAATTAATAATTTTGGCTGAAAATGCTTCTTTAGTTTTGCCCCTTTTACTTTGTTCTGCTCAGCCCACATGGGTTGTAGATTCTTTAATGCCCAGCACCGTTTAAAATCAGTATGCTCCGGTTTCGTATAATTAAATACTGACTTTGGGATCTCGTGGTCTATGTGCCATTTACCATAATTATCCCATGACATACCGTCCTTAAACTGTTTTTCTAAATGCTTTTTTAACTCATTAAGAGAATAACCGACCAATTTTTCCCAATTGCGATCATTTTTATTACCATTTAACGCTTTATAAATAGCCCTTGATATACTTTTATTCAATCTGTATTGTGAGCTTTCTCTTTTTTTTCTGTCTTTTTCCCTTGCACGCTCCTTAACTTCTGATCGTTGCCCGTATTCTTTCCAATATTCTTTTTGATATTCTTTTGCTTTATTTTTAGCATATGGGCGTTCCCTATATTTCTTTAAGTATATTTTTTTTTGATTCTTTGTTTACTTCTCGATAAGCCTTCCTCATCTCTTTAACTTCAGGTCGGCTTTCATATTCTTTAGAATATTCTGTTCGCATTCAATAAAAAAAGCCCCGCAAGATTCTTCCTCTTGAAGGGCTTTTGATCATTTGGGGCAGACAAGACCGTAACCAGCGGCTTTACCTCTCGGTAAATACCCCAAAAATATAATACTATTATCATTGGTTAAACTTGTCATACTCAGAATATTAAACCACAATCCAAAGAATGTCAATCATTTTTTATCCTGGATGGATTTTTAGGCGGAATATATGCTTTCCTGTTGCCTTTTTTATCATAGATATTGGCGCCGCCGTTTCGTTTATGCACGATATAACCCGCTGCATTCCCTTGATTATCCCTGACAATCCTATCATTTCCATATCTTTGTGGGCTATTATCCCAGTTGTTCGGGCTATTATCCCAGTTAGATGAAGAATTTTCCCAGTTGCTTGCTGAATTTTCCCAGTTATTCGGGCTTGAGTTCCAGTCCTGCGCCAACACCAAAATTGGCAACGATAATAATACAATGATAATACATAGCTTTTTCATTTTATCCCCCTTTCTGGAAAATATAATCTCAGTTTGTCGATCCCCGTCTGTCCTCCCCGGATCGTCTCACAACAACCCGCCGTTCTATATATTTCCGCCGGCCAGATTCGCCACGGCGTTCCATATGAGGCATTACCGGGATACCGCCACGTCTTTCACCTTTTCGTCTATTTTGCATTTTTCTGCCCCTGCAAAACTATAATTGCATTGATAACCCAATCGGCTAAAATGGGTTCAATCTCACCTTCTTTGGGTTTTTTGGGTTTATTTGTTTTGTTCATCTACCTCTCGCCTCCAACCATACTTATCAATAATCTGATAGCCCCCGTGGATTTTAAAGTTTTTTATTAGTCCTCTTGGATTAACCGCAGGATCACGCCTATTCTTACCCACCGTGATCTTGACACGCTCATAATCCAACGCTAATGCAAGCCGGGTAACCTCCATTGATCGCCAACCACCAAGTCCGGTATCTTGCCCCGGATTTTTCTGTAGGCAGACGATAGCAACCGCACCTTTAAGACGGTCATGGATGGCTTTTAATTTCTTTCCAATCACATAAAATTCATCGTGGATCTCAAGGAAATCAATTATATTTAGCTTGCCAATACCCGGAAATATAACCTCCTCGAAATTATCAGCTCGTTCATATGCGTGAAAGCTCCACTGGTCTAATCCGACATCAGGCCACTTGTTCAGTCGCTTTTTTAACTCCCCGGCTCCCATTTCAGAATTAAAATAGTGAATATCCATCCGATGACGATTTTCTTTAATGACATTAAGACACAGGCAGGTCTTTCCAGAATCTTTGGCTCCGGCAAACATAATTATATTTCCATCATATATTTCAACCAAATCGGAAATATCAAAAGGCAGCCATATATCCACAGGCGATTCATCGGCATTTATAAAGTCCATTTCAATTAATTCTCTTTCCGGTCTTTTATAACAACCTCGCCTGGCTCCGTGTCGTTCAAGATAACCCATCTTGACCAGCTTCTCGAACTTCTCGGTCATTATAAAACGTTCTTCTGTGTCAACGGTATAGTCAGATACAGAAAACCAGCCAGGCGCAGAATTTACCCAGTCAAGAACGTGAGCGATATTGTCAAGCAATTTGCTTTTGCTCATGTCTAGTTCTATAGGTGGTCTATTTCCCATCATATTCAAGAGCCTCCCTGCCAATTAGAATTTTTTTGCTTGGTTTTGCGTCCGTCTCGTTTAAATAGCCTTCAAACTTAGTTCCAAAAAGCGTCTGAGGTCTGAGATAGTCCACCATGTTCGGGTCTGTTCGCCACTTCTCGCTTTTTCTGTCAATTACCGCCTGAAAATCAGCAAGGGTAAATCCCTGGTTAATTCGTGCCTTAATGAGTCTTTGAGTTTCTTTGGAGGTATGCCGGAAGTTTTTATTTGTTTTATTGTTAAGGTAAGAAATGATTTTTTGATATGGATAGTCGAGCTTTTTACTCGACAAAGAGGTTTTTTCTTTACTCTTATCTGCTTCTGCTTCTGCTTTTGCTTTTGCTTCTGGTTGGTCGGGTAGTCCGCACAATGACGCCGGTATGACGTCAGGTAGTCCAAACTTAATTAAATTAAGCAAGTAATCATTCGGTTTATACCACTCTCTATTGATTCTATATTCTTGAAATAATTTATGTAATTCTTTCTCTTGGGTTTTTGTTCCATCAAAATGCGAAAGAAGTTTTGGTTCATTTGGCATGGCTGTTTTCAAACTATTTAGCCTTGCCCACGGGTTTTTAGAAAATCCGATTTTTATTGATTTTTCATATTCAATAAAATAAATTTTTCCATCTTCTTCACCATCATTAAGGCCATTGTCTTGCTCAAAACTATTACCACCGACGAAACCTAATTCTTGAAGATTCTCCAAATCGGGTGGCTCTTCAAGGAAGCAAAGCCTTTGAATAAGTTTGGCATCGTTTGGAACCTTACCATCTTTGTCGGCAGCCAATAACCACATAGCAACAAGACGCCCTTTTTCTGCATCTGAAAGGGATACCCATTCAGGATTTCTCATTAAACGGCGGTGTATTTTTATCCAAGGTGGCTGTCCCCTGTCTGCTCTATACGTCTGCCATTTATTCCAGTTGGTTATTTTAAGATATTCCATTTGCAAACTTTATCTGTAAATGCTTAATTAGAATATCAATAATAAAACCACCCGGGCACCCCTCATCTGTAAGCGCACTTGCAACCGACTTGAAACGGTCGATCTCTTTAATTGTTATCTTCAACGTATCTTTTTCCATTTTAAACCTCCTCTAAAAACAGCAAAGGGATATATAAGGCGAGGAGGCAGCCCCTTCCCAATCATAGCGATTGATCCTTATATATCCCTTTTCTACTTTTAAATTGATTTTGATCTCTGCCTCGATCATTAGATTTTTACCTCAGATTCATATAAAGCACGATAAAAATTGAATGTCAATATTTATTATACCCCTCTTCAGTCAACTGAGTCCACCTTGCCATGTTTCCAGAAATACCGCCGAATATTAATTTCGATTTCCAAGGCCACGTAGCAGGATCTTCGGCGTGATAATAACACTGGCCGGTATGATTATAAATCGATAACGGCTTGCCGCATATCTTACATTTTTTTCTTTTGCAAATCTTTGCGTCTCTGACTTGATGTTTCATAGCTCCCCCACATCTTACAATTTTATCTGATTATTGTGGTAAAGGTTCAGAAGTTTTGCCACCAGCTCAGCATCAGCTTTTGCGCCCTCGGAATAACAAGCAAATTCGTCGCAGTACATGTTATTCGACGTTAAAATGTATTCCGTGTCGTCATCAGTCTCTGTCCCGAAATTAGCAACAAACCAATTTTTACCTATGTTTTTTATGTTATCAACAATGAATATCTCTCGGTATTTTTTGGGCATACCCCTTATCTCTGTTTCAAACACCGGGCATGAGCGGTACCACCACATACCGGGACACCATCCACGACCTACAAGACCCAGTCCATAGACACAATCAAGCCATTGGCATTTTAGTCTGCACTGCATCTGATTTTTTTTGCATGTCCAGTGGATTCTCATAAGATTTCATCCTTTGACTAGATAACAATTAGTTGAGTTGCGAAGCCAACTCTAGCGCATGGTTATTTTATAAGATCTCTGGGGGGGATCTGTAATATCCTGCCAATGGGTTCGGCACCCCTTAGACTCTCTGATCGTAACCAGTAATTAACCAATTGCTGAGATGTTCCAATCTGCTCGGATAACCACTTTTGAGATCTGCCTATTCTTTCAAGCTCGCTTATGATTTTTTCAATATTTAATTTCATACTTGCTATTCTATTTTTTATTTTTTAAAATGTCAACAAAATAATTTTATTGTTGTATCAAAAGATTTTTGTTGACAAACCGAAATATATTCTTTAGAATACAAGAAAACGTCAAAGGAGAATCAAGAAATGGCAATTCACAGATTTTACGAAACACACCCAAATTGTAACCGATGTGAACTTTACGGCTCGAAATACACATCAATGAAGATAGCCGAATTTATGGGTGAGCTATAATGTTCGGACAGTCAAAAATCAACTACATGACAAGATTAAAAAACGCTGATATCGCCGTTCTAAGGGCGGCGTTGGAAGAATATACTTAACCTCACGCCAATGGTTCTCCGGTTGGACATCAATTAATTGAACAGTCTTTACCTGGCAGAATCAATGCGGTGGAATCAGTTGACAGGCCCGTGGTGCGTATCGGGGTAACTTAACAACATATAAAATCGGCAAAAAAGGGGATGGTGTATGGATGAAAGGCAATCATGTGATGTTGTAATTAATGGAATTGAATATGTGCGCAGAGAAACAATTACAGAAAATTATGTGATTGTTCGTACATGTTCAGCCGGGGTGTTTGCCGGGAATTTAATGGGCCGAAACGGAAAAGAAGTGGTTCTGAATAATGCTCGGCGCATTTGGTATTGGAAAGGGGCGGCGTCTTTATCTCAATTGGCTATGGAAGGAACTTCAGACCCAGACAATTGTAAATTTCCATGCGAGGTTGCAGAAATAACATTAACCGAAGCCATTGAAATTATTCCATGTACCAAAAAAGCAGAAAAGAGTATTAGAGAGGTTTTGATATGGAAAAAGTAATGTGCAACAGTTCCGGCTCCAGCGATGGCTCCGGCTCCAGCGACGGCTCCGGCTCTGGCGACGGCTCCGGCTACGGCTCCGGCTCTGGCTACGGCTCCGGCTACGGCGACGGCTCCGGCTCCAGCGACGGCTCCGGCTACGGCTCCGGCTCTGGCTACGGCTCCGGCTACGGCGACGGCTACGGCTACGGCGACGGCTACGGCTCCGGCTACGGCTCCGGCTCTGGCTACGGCTCCGGCTCCGGCTACGGCGACGGCTACGGCTCCGGCTAATTGCAGCTTAACAATTTGGCAAGCCGAGGAATACCGGGCGGCGATCAGCAAAAAGTGCTCACATTGCCACGCCGATGAAGTTGGCCCACCTGAAAATGGTGCTAAAAGGTATCGGTTACTGGCTGCCCGGATTCACAAAGAGAGGGGGTGGTTTTATGTTTGTCAATGGTAACACCCGGTAGATAAAAAAAAGCTGTTAAAAACGTAATTTGGACCTGTGGCGGTTGCTCTTTACCAGAATCGGAGCAACCGCCACTTTCAAAGGGAGGGATTGTGGATAAAATAGATTTGGTGCAAAAAATAGGAAATGAAGTTTGCGACAACTGTGGACCCAGTAGAGATTGTGGACTCGACTATACCGAATGTGAACGCATAGACCATGCCATTTTTTTGGTTGATGAATATTTAGGACAAGACGAAAAGGGCACAACCGAAAAGGACTAACCATGTTTAAAAAATTCATCCTAAATTTATTGTTTATATTTTTCTGTGCTTACTACGGGCTTATTGTGGCTGTGTGGATGGGGGCGTGATGTATTGCGACATATGCGATTTGCCAACTAATATTTTATTCCCGATTGAACGTTCCGACTATTTTCGTCAGGTATGCCAGGAGTGTTACCTGGCATTTTTAGAGTGTGAGGAAGAGGAGGAGAAATCCGATGAATGAAGTATCAAAGGACGTTGAAAAATTTGAAGATCGGGGCGACATCCCCAGCGCTGTTGTTATCAGTGATCCAAATTCACCGGCAGCGTTGACAAGGTTGGCCCTGTCTTGTGGTCAGAGCTTGGCCGACATTGAAAAGATGCTTGAGCTTCAAATTAAGTATGAAGAAAACGAGGCCAGGAAAGCCTATTTTGATGCTGTCGCTAATTTTAAAGCCGAGGCCCCCCGGGTTACTAAAGACAAGTACAATAAATGGTTTGAGTCTTGGTACACATCTCTTGGCAATTTACTTGATACATACAACCCTATTCTTGGGAAACATGGCTTATCAATATCGTTTCCAATTCTCTCGGTGCCCGAACAAGCGAAAGGATCTATGACGGTTGAGTGTAAACTTTCTCATGCAATGGGTCACAGCGAGTCTATCAGCATGACATCGCCAATAGATCAAGCGGCTATTGGTAAATCAAGTGGCCAGCGGTCAAGGACTCCTATCCAAGATATCAAAACAACGTTCACTTATTTAAGGTCAGCAACGTGTGAAGCTATTTTGGGTGTAGCAGGCAGCGAAGCCGGATCAGCGGATAATGATGGAAACACTACCAGGAAGCAACCGGAAGTCAAATGTATCAACGAAGCTCAGGTCAAAACAATCGAAAGCTTGATGATCAGGACAGACATAAACACAAAAGTCTTTTTTAAATCCCTGAAAGTAATCGAGATTAAAGAGCTACCGGCGAAGGGTTTTAGCGGCGCCATGAACATTCTGAACGCACGACTAAAGAATATGAGACAGCCGGGAGAAGAGGGTTGATAGTTATAGATTGCGAACAATATTCACCCATTTGGTGGGCCGAGCATATCAAGAAACCCACGGCCTCGAATTTCAATAAAATCGTTGGCACAAAAGGAAATCCGTCTAAATCCGCAGAGGCTTATATGTATCAGCTCGCAATTGAAAACATAACCAACGAATACGCCGGGAAAGAATTTCAAGGTGCGGCTATGAAAAGGGGGCTTAAACTCGAACCGGAAGCGAGAGACATTTTTTCTCTTATGATGGTTATGGAAGTCAGGCAAGTGGGTATGATTTATGCAGACGAACAAAAGAAATACTCTGCATCACCTGATGGTTTGATGGAAAACACGGGCCTTGAAATATATTGCCCTGAATCTGCATCGGCTGGATATTGTTTTACGCATCCAGACAAGGCGATAAAACACGCGAAAAAGTTCCAACAAATCCAGGGAACTATGTTTATAGGTGGATTCCAGACATATTATTTCATGTGTTACTACCCGAAAATGCCGCCGCTTATTTTGAAAGTTGGGCGGGATGAAAAGTTCATTGCGGCGTTGGCGGCAGAGCTTGGCGAGTTTGTTGATGATCTCGTAAAATTGGTTAGAAAATTAAAGGGGGAATAAAGTGGCAAAGAAGAAAGCAGAAAACACACAGATTGTAAAATACAGCGTAGCAGAAGCCGAGATTGCCAAGATGTCAGCAATCTATATGGACTTGGTAATAACTGACCTTGAAGACAAGGAACAATTCAATCAGGTTAGGGATGCTCGATTAGTTGTGAAGGGTAAAAGGGTAGCGGTTGAGAAAGAGCGCAAGGATCTCAAATCTGAGGCTTTGAAGTGGGGCAAAAAGGTAGATGGTAAGGCAAAACTCTTGTTTGGGTTGTTAGAACCCATCGAAACCCACCTTCAGGCTGAAGAAAACAAAGTAAAAGCCGAACAGGAGCGAATTGAGGCTGAAGAAGCTGAAAAGGAGCGCATAAAAAATCAGTTCAGAGTTAATGAACTTTTCAAGGTCGGATGTGTCCTGCCCTTCATAGAAATCGCCACCAAATCGGACGAAGAATATGCCGATCTTTTGCAGGGCAAGACTCAGGAGTTTGAAGCGGAGCAGGAGAAAAAAGAGAAGGGAGAGGCTGACAGAAAAGCCGAAGAAGCGCGTTTAACGAAACAGAAAGAAGAGCAGGATGCCGAATCCGAACGATTAGCCAAAGCCAAGGCTGAACAGGAAGCCATAAATGAAAAGATCGAAAAGGACCGTATTAAACTTGCAGATCAAAAACGAGACATGAGAGTACAAATGTTGATCAGCACAGGGCTATATCTCAAAGGGGAACAGTTTATCTACGATGACATTTTTGTGACCTGGGAAGAGCTCGTGGGAATGCCAGACTATGACTTTGCAGAACTTATTAGCACATTAAAGGTTGATATTGAAAACCGCAAGGATAAAGACCGGATCGCAAAAGAAGAAGCCGACAAGAAAGCGGCTGAAGAGGTCGAGGCTCAAGCCAAAAAGGATGCAGAGGATAATGCACTTGAAAAGAAAAATGCAGAGGAAACGGTACTCAGGGACGCTGAAGAGGAAAAACGGCAGAAGGCATTGAAACCGATAAAGGACAGGATACATGATTATGCTGATGACTTATTAAAAGAGACCCCCCCGGTTTTTAAAGATCCCGTAGCGACGGCACTAATGACGTGGACGCAGGAGAAACTTTTTGAGCTTATAACGGAAATAAAAGAAAAAGCCGAGGCACTATAGCGGAAATTTTTCCGTCTATCACACTGTTCGGCATAAAACGTTATGACCAAAAAGATACAATCAGCAAAATCGTGGATTGGAAAGAGGGTTGAGGCTCGCCAAGATAGTGGTTGGGGAACGCTATCTGGATATACCGGAATCGTGCAAGAAGATACCGGGCGGTCGATGGAAGAGGGTTGGTTTTCTTTTATCCCCGATGATGGAAAATATCCGGAAGGAATACTGGCTCATACACAGGAATTTTTTGCACCAAATGCCGAACAAGTCGTTTCAGTGGATGCCGAAAAAGCCCGGCACCGCTGAAATCAGCGTTATACCCTGGAGAAAAACGCATTTTCATTAATCAAATGAAAAAAATACTAACACACGGTGAACTTTTTGCAGGCATTTCTGGTTTCGGTCTTGGGTTTGAAAAGGCCGGAATCAAAACAAAATGGATGGTTGAAAAGGATTTAAACTGCCAAAAAGTTTTGAGATATCACTATCCCGAAATTAAATTGCTTTCGGATGTTGAAAAGTGTGGAGTCCATAACCTTGAACCAGTTGATATAATATCTTTTGGAAGTCCATGCCAAGACATGAGCGTTGCCGGACAGCGTGCTGGCATACAGGGTGAAAGATCTGGTCTATTTTTTGAAGCAACTCGCATAATAAAAGAAATGAGGGATAAATATGGAAGTCCAATTTTTGCTATTTGGGAAAACGTCCCTGGAGCATTCAGTTCAAACGGTGGGGACGATTTCGGTAGCGTTCTCGCAGAAATGGCGAACATCGGGGCGTTGGACATCGCATGGACAGTGTTGGACTCGCAATATTTCGGAGTGGCGCAACGACGCCGCCGTGTGTTCCTTGTCGCAGATTTTGGAGGAAAACGTTCCGAGCAAATTTTATTTGAGTCCGAAAGCTTGTGCCGGAATCCTGCGGAGGGCAGAAAAACGGGGGAAGGAACTGCCGCTGGTGTTGTTCCAAGCCTTAATGCAAGTGGCCGGGGAGTTAGTCGCGCCGGCGAGAGTCGAGGACAAGACCCTGTAGTAGCTTGCCTTAGAAGTGGTGGTGGAGTGCCGAGTTCAAGAGGAGAGCATTTAATGGCTATCCCAGATATTGCAATGGCTTTAACCGTAAGGGATTGCAAGGGTGCTGACAGCGATACAAAAGAGGGGCATTTGATTATCCAACAAGTCCAATGGGCTTCAGGCGCTGGAAACTGCGGAGTTATGAAACAAGGCGACAAAACAGCAGCTTTAAATTATGCAACAGATCCCAATCAAAATATAGTTCAATCAAATATGTTGGTCAGGAGGCTAACCCCAAGAGAGTGTGAAAGACTCCAAGGATTCCCTGACGATTTTACACGATATGGCATTGATAACAACAGAAACAAGGTCGAAATATCTGACACACAAAGGTATAAAATGATGGGAAATGCGGTTACGGTGAGCGTGCCCGAATGGATTGGAAAGAGGATAATTAAGCACGGGGAATCCTGAAACCAAACAACTAAGGAGCAACAATGGAACTGGGATAGAGGTAAGTTGATATGAAACCATACTGGCAACAAGACGGAAATAAGATTTATCAAGGACACGTTTTAGACGTGCTAAAGGAGATGCCGGAGGCGAGTGTTCACTGTGTTGTGACCTCGCCTCCATAAGTGCTTTACTGGGGCCTTAGAGACTATCAATTACCACCTATGATTTGGGATTCTGAGCCGCCTGATGTTTGTGAAGGTGGGCGGGATCATATTTGGGGGGATGAAAACATCAAAGCCTATGTACCTAAAAGAGATCATGACGGAGCTAATGGTTTTAGCGACACAAGAGGAACGGAACCATCAAGGGCGGGTTTTGTTACTGAATTGAAACAAGGTCAATTCTGCCAAGTTTGCGGAGCATGGCGGGGATGCCTAGGCCTTGAGCCCACACCTGAGCTATTTATTAAACACATGGTCGAAATCTTCCGTGAGGTACGCAGGGTTTTGAGAAGCGATGGAAGTTGCTGGCTTAATTTAGGTGACTCGATGCAAAAAAAACAGCTTCAAATGATCCCTGCCCGTGTTGCCCTTGCGCTTCAGGCCGATGGCTGGTGGCTACGGTCTGCAATGCCATGGGTAAAAAGGAGCGCGATGCCAGAAAGCTGTTCAGACCGTCCGGCGAGTGCATTGGAGTATATGTTTCTGCTTACAAAATCGGCCAAGTATTATTTTGATATGCAGGCGATACGGAAAGAGCATAAACCGGAAAGTACGGAAAGATATAAACATAACTTTAACCGTGAGAAAATAAGCGGTTCTGGATATGTAATGGCAGATAGTTACAGTTCTGTTTATGGCAACCCTTCAGGCCGCAACTTCCGCAATACCGACCTATTCTTTGAATCCCTTGAACCGCCGTTTGGGGCTATTTTTGCCGGTGATGAACTTGTGGGTTTGGACATTAACCCGAAGGGATTTTCTGAAGCGCATTTTGCAACATTTCCGCCGAGGTTGCCGGAGGTTGCTATCTTTGCCGGAACGAGTGAAAAAGGATGCTGTGCTGAGTGTGGTGCTCCATGGGAGAGAAAAAAGGTTGACAAACATACTGACAGTTGCGATACTGATAGTTATGAAAACAAAGCAATGCAAAGTGTGTCTGAAGCCGAAACCGATCAATCAATTTCGACCCCCAACCCGAAAGACATGCAATCAATGTGCGGCCAAGCAACGCATATTGGATTGGTGGGCAAACAGAGAACAGAACCTGGCGAAAGGGAAGCTATACAGGGATACCAACAAGAAAAAAGTGAGGGTAAAGAAAAAAAGATATTCCCAAACGGATCAGGGCCGAAAGAATATGAGAGCGGGATGCAATCGGTATTATCAGAAACTAACGGGGACGGAAGAGGGCAGGAAGAAGGTCAGGGAAAAGTCTCGGAAATATTCAAAGACGGAGAAAGGCCAAATCAACGGAAGAATCAGATGCAGTCGGAGAAGGGCACTTTTGGTGGGAGCAATAGGAAACTTTTCAGCCGACGACTGGATAAATATACTGAGGAAACAGAAAAACAAGTGCCATTATTGTCAAAAACAATTCAATCAGAAAAGACTCCCCACGATAGACCATGTAATACCTCTAACGAAGGGCGGAAACCACGACAAGACGAATATAGTGGCGGCTTGCCGTCCGTGCAATTCAAAGAAGTGGAACCGTCTCTTGTAAAATCCAAAACAACCGGCTGGAAACCCATCTGTAAATGCAACACCGATAAAAAACCTTGCACCATACTTGACCCCTTCGGCGGGGCCATGACAACGGCAATCGTAGCGCATAAGCACAATAGAAATTTTATTATGATTGAGCTATCAAAGAAATATATTGACAATATTGGAATACCGAGAATTGAAAATGAGACAAGACAACTAAAATTATTCAGTTAAGGAGCAACATGACCCCCGATCAAAAAGCAACATTCGATTGCCTGGAAAGCGTAATCAATGAGCCCCGGCAAGATGGACTGCTCGATACAATACGACTCAGCATTCAAAGAGCACAAAGCAGAAATGCTAAAGCCGCCGGAAAAACAGACTTTCTGGTTTAGGTTTTTACAGTTGTTCATAACCCGCGCCTCCGACAGACGCCGCCGTCCGTGACCCTGTGCCTTAATGGCATTTAGCAGGGTGCCATTAAGGCGCAAGCTGAGTTCTACCAAGCTCCCCTCGATAAGCGGGTGGCAACTCTCTAATCGCCCATCTCATACGGCACGAGTTGTTTTTTACAGCAAGGGGGGCATGACGGCGTAAACCGACCAAGCGACCGAATGGCCAGCTTGGTCGGTTTACATAAACCTTGGATGAAAACCAAACCGGATTACGATCAAATTTTTATTCTGGAAAATGACAAGCCTGTACAGTTGAGCATGTTTGACTAAAAAAGGCGATTAGCGGTGATTGTGGGGATAACATAAAATAAGCAGGAGGAAATATGTATCTTGAATTTTGGACAACCCTTATTGTTGTAGCAAAAGAGCAATCTATAAAAGCGGCGAAATCCCTGAAAGCCAATTGCAATTATGTTGACAATTGGTGCTGGATTTTTGAGGGCGATATCGAATGCCTTGAAGATGATGGCGTAATATTCAAGACTGTTTCAGAAGGTGCAGTTCCGTGCCTTGGCGATATGTCTAAGGCCGAACTTGTTGAACTTTGCGAAGATGTTTTTGGAGTAAATATTTATAGCCAGTCGTTTAGGGTAATAAATGACGCTGACACGCCAAAATAAGAAAACTACTTATCAATAATAGCGTCCTTGCCTTCATCTTCTTCAATCGCATCAATGCTATGATTAGGGTCTATCCTATCTAACCCCCAGTCAATTATTCTCGATACTGGCCGGCGCCATGGTATTTTACCACCGTGTTTGAGCTTCAGTTTTCCGAGTCGGGAAGAAAAAACCTCATCCGGGTCTCCTCCTAAAAACGTGTTAAATAACTGGTCAATACTAATCAAGACATTTAAAAGATATTTACCCATTTTTCACCGTTGCCCTGCCTATCGCAATTCCAAACAGTCCCAAAAATGCCTTTTCAGCCAGCGTCATAGCGGATTCTGATACACCCGGGATGGCCATTGCAGCCACGCAGATCAGCATGACTGAAATAATTACAAGATCTTTGTCGTCATAGTCTTTCATGTTTTACCTCTTTATATTCTTGGGCGCGTGAGGCGAAACCTTCCATCGAAGCCCAAACAACGGATTGTCCCCCTGGTTTTCGATCTCATCAGCCCAATTAATTACGGATTCGTCTTCACCGTCAAAGGCTGACACTCCGACATAATACCGACCTTTTACATTGAGTGTCACGGTATAGGATAAACCGGTCAATCCGTCTGCAATCATTGTTGGAGTCGTCTTGTCTGGATCTGTGTCAGCATTGACCAGGTGTATTCGATACTGAATGGTTCCGGTTATCGGATCGCCGTCAACATCAGTCGTAACGGCACTCCATTCGACAGTAGCTTCATTCGCGTTGTGAAAGGTAACTTCGGCATTTGCAAAACTTGACATTGCCACCATCGTTAGTAAACAAATAAATAAAGCTATAAACTTTTTCATGTCCAACTCTCCTTTATTAACAAATGAAACTGTTTGTATCGACCCATTATATCCAGCCAGTTATTAAAGGTCTGGCCTGAACTTAAAACTGCCCTATTATCCTTTAATACTCCAATCTCACCACCAAGAATGATACAGCCCTCAGTGTGATCGACTGTGTTGCCTCTGTGAAATAAAATGTTTGACCTACCAGGGACATTTTCAACTTCAAATGTTGTTGCAAATCTCTGAGATATAATCCTTTGACACTCGTAACATCCGGCAGGAATACAACTTACCCTCTTGACGTTTCCAAATTCGGGAGGTTCCAGGGTCCAGCAAAATATTTCCGTCTGGATTAAAAGAATCCCGAACATGCCGAACCGGAAATTGTCTTCAAGGCGAATGATTTTTACGAGTGGGTCGATCATTTGCCATCATCCTTTTTAAATTCCGCAGCAAATACCGCCAAGCTCTTATCAATCCCGGCAATATTCTTTTTTATTCCGTCAAAATCCTCACTTCCTTTGTCGAGTCGCTTTTCATGAGAATTCAACACACTTTTATATGTTGCCAAGCGCGAATCAACGCCTGTTTTCCATTTGAAGCACTCTGAAGATCCCAAGACACTGTGAACGTCAGGTTGCTCGATTACGGGTTGCTCTTTGGTTTGATTGCCATTTCGATTTTTCAGCCAGTCAAATATGATTCTACCACTAATACCGACTCCGGTTCCCATGGCCACAAGTCCAACATAATTTATCAGGTTTGGATCACTCATTTTTCGCCTCTGTTTGTTGACAGCCCAGGCAGCTCGTATTATTCGCTCTTAGCCATCTCGCCCTGGTTGCGAGTCGGTTAGGGCTATCGGTTCCGGGCATTCCATTTTAATCTCCAGTTCCGATTTCTACATCAGGCATGTTCATAAACATAATACCCAAAGCTTGTTCAACCATTCCCGGTCTGCCTCTACCATCACAAATCATTTCAATATCACCGTCTTTGCTCAATTTGAAAGTAATCATATCATCTTTCTGAGCTTTTATAGTATAAATGGTTTGATCAGGCAAAATGATTTCTCTTTTCACGGAGCAAGCCATGAGAGATAAACTCAATATAATTATAAGTCCCCATCGTGCTACCATGAAGACCTCCCTCCACCATAAACTGTGCCATTCACAAGAGCAGCGTTTGTGATTTGTTTTAAAGATATATCATCAATATATACTGTACCAACCTGATTCGCTAGCCTAAATCCTATTTCTAAATCAACACACCCCGCTTGAACAAACCAAGCATGGGTAGCTTTGGTATAGTCTGTTCCTACTTCAAGGTCTGATCCAGAGAAAGGATATGAAGCATGTGTTCTATCATAGGCAAATGTAATTACATACGCACCACTAACACCATCACTTCTAAAATAACCTGAGAAAAGAACATACTCTCCTCCAACCGTAGCAACGGGAGTGCCAGTATCATAATTATCAATTTTTACCTCGCCAGGAGAACTTTCAGATACAAATTTAATAGCATAATTTCCACTGTTATTTGTTGCGGTAGATTCTGCTCTATGAGTGGCATCATGAATTGCTTTTCTCCAATCAGTCCAAGTATCAGAAGTTCCATCATCGACTTCAGCACCACTATCAAAATCGTCACCAGTTCCACCAACCTCAAGACTTGTATTAGTTAGAAGCTCACCCCCCAGAGCTGATTCATATATAACCTCATTGTCTTGAAGGGCATTTATATCTGATATCTGGACTAACTCCAAAATACCAGAAGTGCCATTATCTTTTTCATCCTTAATTACGGCAGCAACTCCAGAGTCCACACCTGCTAAAGCATTAGTAGCTGTCCATCCTCCAGCCTGAGCATCAAAGCGGATATATCGTTGTCCACAAAGAGCAGGGATAGAAGTTGCAATTAGTAAAAATATGATAATAAGTAATCGTTTCATTTATCAGCTCCCTTTGTCAGCCCAAATACCATTAATAGAATCGCAGATCCAACAACCATCAAGAGCGACAGTAAAGTCACTATGGCAGATGATAGATGAATAGATGGGCGAATTTTCACACCAAATTCTGTGACCATCTGTCCCAGTAGGTATACCATCCAATATGACTTGAGTGGAACCGTCAGGCAGAAGATAAAGATCATGAGCAGCCGCACCAATACCATCTTCAAATTTCACTTTAAGCACACCTTCGGAACCGTCATAAGATGAAATGTCAGGAAATCCAAATGTAATATCACTCGCACCATCCCAACCCTGAGTAGTAATTAAAGTGTTGGTGACTTCCACTATCGTAAGATCATATATTGGACCAGTAGAGTCTGTTAATATAGCAGGATATAATCTCCTAAGAGTACCAGAAACAGTAATAACCGGAGGTGTGTCTGCTACGCCAGTCAATAGCCAAGTTGTCGTACCTGTAAATATTCTACCATTTCTGAGGATATAGAAATCAATATCAGTATCCGTTGCACTTAAAGCGGTATCAATTATAAGGTTATCATCATCCGTTACAGCAGTAATGTAGTACAACCCATAATCAGCTGTAGTTGTACCGCCATAAATAAGAACTACATCTCCAATCTGGCAGGTTGTAAGAAAGTCGTCGTCTGCCGCACCATCAGATGAGATTGTGGTTGAGGTATTGGATTCACCATCGGTTACGGAGTCTTGCTGAGTTACCCCAAAAAGATTGTAATAGACATTGTTGGCAATAATAACTCCATACGGTGTGGTTATTCCATTACTATTTACTTGATTTACACCCAAATAAATAATTCCACCAGTTCCTAATATACTATCACCAACTATGGTATTACCGTGAGCATAACTCGTACCTGTAGCTGCAGAAAAATTAGCCCATTCACCATCACCATCAGTAGTAGTTACATTAATAAAATTGTTCATATAATAGGCAGTATCACCGGAACCTGTAAAAAGCCCGTACATCACACCGGCAGCCCCAACAGCATTTATTATGTTTTCATTGACATAGTTAATAGCGGCATGGGCATAAACCGAATATCCCACACTGACGCCAGTATGCTCTGAATCGGTGGTAATTCTATTTTCTATTGCATATAGAATACTGCCAGCACCGGCAACGTGTGCAAGAGCAGAAGTCATGAATGCGCCGGTAGCGTCCTGATCTAAGACAATTGTATTATCTACACACTCAAATGGATGGGCAGCAGAGTTCCAGATCGCATATACCGCGCTATCTCCCGTTTGGGTGACGGTGATGGTATTGTTTAAAAGTCTGAAATTACCATCACCAATATTAATACCGTATAAACCAAAAACACTTCCGGCCTTGTTTTCAACTTCAATAATACAATTTTTAACCGTGTTATAATCGGATGCGCTGTCATTGTTTGACCAGATTACTTCATCATTGGTAGTTTCCGCAGCACTTAACGTTGTCTTAAACCCATCTAACGTACAGCCTGAATAGGTGCTAAATGATATGGTTGTACCCTTTCCCTGTGTGATGATAGTATTTTCAGCGGAACCAAAGGATCTTAGCGTAATGTTATCCCCTGTAAAGGTGACAGCCTCATTGTAAGTTCCTTCTGCTACAATGATGGTATCCCACGCATCAGCGACAGCCATAGCCTCCCCTATGGTCGTATATTCAGAGGTGGGACATACAAGAAGAATGTTATCACAAAACCCACCTGGGAATACCCAATCTCCACCTGGATCAGGAGCAGGCCCACAAATGGCGAATGATTGTACTGGCAATACCAAAAGAAATAAAACAACAAATATAGATAATATCCGCTTCATAATTTCACCTATCTTCTTTCAAAAGTTAACCTGACAGTGAACATACCATCAGCGGTGTCTTGATCAATCACTTTTAATGTCAATCGACTCCTAACAGTGGGAAAATAGTTGGTATGGAGACCGGCCCTTGTAAGAAATAAATTTGGGTAACATGCCCGTTTTAAAGTCGCATGAACCATAAGATATCCGGCATAGGGAGTTGTGGCATTATCCTCGCATCCCAAAAGATCCATATCATCTTCATCAAGTAAAAAAATACTCGCTTCATCAGGTTGTGTAGCCCCTGGAATTATCTCTACCCATGTTAAACACCAACCTTTAACTTTCTCGAAATTGGCCCATGTCATTGTCATGTCGTCACCAGACGGGTTCCCGACACATACATATTCAAGTGTCCGAGTGGGATTAGAGTTCAATCTATCTTCACCCACGTCTACAACCGTTCCTTGAACAACGCTAGCTGCTTTCACTCCTGTCGGGAATATTAACAGAAGCAATGATACGATAATAATTAATCTTTTCATACTAGTCTCCTTTATTTGTTTATTAAGTTCCTAAACAACTTATAAATATGGTATTAATGCTTATGTATTATCGCTTCTTGCCATTTCATACCATTTTCCATCAGCCTTTTGAATCAAAGTAAGCGTATCTGTATCAATCATATCAAAATTTACGCTACCATTTAGAAAAATATTTGTACCATCCGTGATAGTTATGGTATGCTCAGAAATTATTTTTATCTCTTTCCCTTCCACTCCATCATCAAAATGTGTTATTGCTGCTACTCCTCCTGTAAGAAAGAAATTTCCATATAATACCGTGGGTGTCCCGTCATTTGCCAATGTCAGTGGAATTCCGTGACTTTTTGGTGTTCCTAATTGCATCCATCGACCTCGATCCTTCGAATATACATAGGTTGCTTGATCAAAAGAATTTAGTATAACAGATCCCCCTCCTACATTATGGCAACTAGCAGTATGAGGAATAGCAATCGTATTTCCTGCTGCTGAAGTACAAATAATGGTAATCTTTCGCCCCCTCATAATCGTTGCTTTTGATATAGGGGTTGTAGCATCAAGGGTAATTGCGCTTGCTGCTGTAATATAAACAATCGGAGTGCTTGGAAGTATTATTTCTCCGGCCAACAAAGTTTGGGGAGCTCCTTCTTGTTTTAAATCATTGGTCATATAGGTATTAAAATTCTTGCCGTCGATTATAAAACCTACTTCCTGGTATATAGAATCACCCGACTCCCTTTGATTATCCATATCTGTTGTATTGTTATACAAATCTCCTATGCTAAATCTGTTGGAATTCCGGGTCCCTCCATCTTCAATTCGAACTCCATATTTACAGTTTTGAATTGTGCCAATTGTCCCCATATTACTAACAACCTGAGTAGCTGACCCATCTTCTCCTATTTGCAGACCAACCCCATAGCCATCTATTAACATTGGATTGACTATATTTCTAATACCGGCAACCAATAGCCCTATTTTGCTCTCGTCAGTTGTCGCACCTGCAGCTCTCTCTATTTCCAATCCAGCAATATAATTCAACGCACCCAGCCTAACTCCCCAATCTCCCTGGACCTTCCCCCCAAATACTCTTGTATATTGCAGATCCATACTCCATATTCCAGCAGTGGCAGGATTTGAGTATGGATTATACATGTAGACTTCCCCAGGTCTATCTACGCCGACATTGACAGATATGGCATGATCTACTGAAATGCCTGTGTCTTGTGTCTGGCGTGTAGATACATTACGCATTGTGATATCAAAGGCGTTGCCGATTACTAGTATGCCTTCTTCAGCCGTGTATCCGACACTAACATATTCCAGCGTAACTTCTCTTAGAAAGCCCCTTGTACCTTCGTAATCTGCGCTACCATCTATTAAGATACCTTCAGCGCATTGATAGTCAATAGATGGTTGTAGTGTAACATGACCAAGATAAACATTTTCCAAGTTATCAAAGCCATTTGTGTCAGGATCCCACCCAGTTGTTGGATCTCCTCCTATTTCAATCATTGGTTCTGTATTGCTTCCGGTGTAGGTGAGAATAGCCTGACCCATATCACCAGACCAACGCCCACCACCACCTTGCGAAATACCTTTTAAGCCACCATTAACTCTTCGCAATTTCAAGGTTGATGTTATGGTACGAGGACCAGTCAGCACTATTTTACCGGTATCAACAGCGTCCTGTAAGTCTGGCCACCAGATTCCTTTGACATACCTTTCAGATCCAAATCCTACTGTGGTAATACTTGCACCAAATACTTCATACTCACCTACTTCAAAAGGCCCATTTATTGTCAATGTTCCAGCACCGTCAAGAATAGCACCATCTTCAATTACAACATTGCAATTGTCAGTTATTTCAATATTTGTCGTGAAAGTATAAGTGGTAGTTGCTGCTCCTGAATTGTGAGCAAAATATAACGTGGTATTAACAACAGCTCCTACTTCTGCAAGAATATCATATACCGAATTGCCACCCCCGACAGCACCTTGATCCACTTCAGTATAATCGGGGAAGTATCGTGAATATGGGGTTGTAAGGGGAGTATAATATAATACAGAAGGGACATAATATGTTTGGACCCCATGAGAATTTAAAACTTTTAACGAATAATCACCGTCAACAAGTAGCGTTACTGGAGAACCAGCATATTGTGGTACTCCCCCGGCACTCGTATGAATAGGCTGAGGTACGGCAACAATAGTACCATCTTCTTGCTGTACGCTTAATATCTTTTGATTTCCAACTATTTCTGGATCAAGGTCTGGTTTCCCGACATAAATATCAGCACTTGATAGCGCCCTACCCCTACTTGTATCTGGAAAATATTCGGGTGATAATTTGACGACATTGTAAGCATATGCAAATTGAGATAAAAAGAAAAATATTGCTAAGTATAGAATTGTTTTGAAAGATTTTCTTATCATGGTTTTCTCCATTTATTGTTGATCTCGTAGTTTATCTTGCGTATAAACTCCGTATTTAAGAAGCTGATGATTGACCATTTTTTTAGAGATTTCGGCAGTACAACCCTCTGCCATAGACATTATTGTTTGTGCAAGCTCAGGGTCATATATTGCTCTGCGCATTAATATCTCGATATCATTTTTAGGGCCTCTTCCTGTCACGTCATAAATTCTTTTTGCAATATTTCTTGAAGCACTATATTTCCAGCCAGCGCCAATTTGGATAAATCCAAGCTGAGTAATGGATTCTACCAGACTTTTAACCGGCCCTTTTGCACTTTCGGCAATCGTTTGTTCTACCGCAGATAAAAGCTTATGATAATCAGTTAACGCTTTGATTTTCTTGGGCTCATTTTTATACAACACTTTTATTGCAGGCATATAATCCATAACAATTTGCTTTGCCTTGCCGATATCTTTTATCGGAACTCCCAGCGGGTCTACATATTTACCCTTCATGGATTCAAAAAGGAAATCTTTGAACGAATCTTTTATTCCTTCTATGGCAGCCTTATTACCCTTGATTCCTGGAGTATTAAGTAAGTCTTTTGCCACCTTTCGACTGGTCTTTGAGCTTGAAAAGACATTTTTTATAACTTTTTCAACATCACTGTTTAATATTTTTGAAGCGGTAGTTTTGTTAAATGCTTTTATATTTTTGACTGACACATCTGCTATATGCCCAGAAGCTACAACATCCTTAAATTTATCAAACAACCCATATTTTTGTAAAACGGATTTATTCTTAAGCAACCATTGTCTTGAAGCCTCTGTTTTTAATGTTCCTTCAGGGGTCAATCTTCCTGTTAAGAGATCCTGTGCGGCATAGTCTTCTATTAATTTTCCAGACTTGTCTTTTCCAACAGCCCTTATCAAATCATCAGCGGCATCCATGCCCTTTTGTTTAAAAAACCTGCCGGGTATATCTGAGAATGGAATCCTATTCCCGGCGATAAGATTTCCGGGCCTTAACACTTCATTAACAGTTCCCTTTCTAAACGTGTCATGATATTTGATAAACGCACTTTTAGCAGAATTGTATGCGTCAACTATAGATTCATTCCCTGACCTTTCTAGTTGATCCATAGATTCATCAATGCCTTTTCTTAACATTTTAAATCTTCTCGATAGCTTAAAGTTCGGATTAGCACCCCTTTCAGCGTCACGAATGGCCTCTCCAATTTGGGGCCTCCAGTCATTCCATAATTTTTCAAATGGGATTTCTCCGGGCGATTTCTTACCCTTCGGAAATACAGTATCTCGTATTTGTCTTATTATCCCGGTAGGAAGCGTTTCAGGCCCACCCCCTTTTTTCTTGTAATCCACAATGACATTTTTTAATGTTTTCATTAACGATTGTGAAGGAACGGTTGTCTCTGGAATTGATTTATATAGTGTATTAACGTATTTTTTCGCTTTCCCCATCGGCCCTCTTAATTCTTTGAGAAGTGTCTCTCCAACCTCTTGAGCACCTTGCCCTTGAAGCGATGCCGCTTTTTCAGTTGCTATTTTTACAGCAGCCTCAGATTGTTTCGAAAGGTTTTGTTCAAATGCTTCCACTCCAGTCCTTGCTTCAGCAGCCGAACCTTTTTTCGCTTGCCCAAACTCAAGGCTTTCCTTATATTCTCCTAAAAGCTCCTTAGCCCTTTTTATAACCTCTGCTTTATTCAAGGAGGGAGAAAACTTTTTAAGGCGTGCAATAAACTCTTTTACACCTGGAACTTTTTGCCCAAGCGCCCAAATGCCTTTTAATCCTTTTCCTATTGCTGTAGGAACACCCTGGCCAATCATTTCGTATGTTGCACCTGTACCGATATCTTCAACAGTCTGAGCAGCCCTTTCTCCAATATCAAGAGGCTCAGACAGGCCCAACCATTCGTCCAATGCTCTTGCCGTGCTTTTACCCATTACATACCCGCCAGTCCCACCAGCAAGCATTCCGACTGGTCCACCGGGCGCACCAGCGGTACTTCCAACGGTCATCCCTCCCACTTCAAGAGCAGGAGTATAAAATTTTGATAACAATTGTTTTGTATCTTCAGACATTGGGACACTCGCATCAGGAAGGCCCAGAATATCATACTCAGCGCTTATCATTTCGTCCATATCAAGCTCAGGCTCTTCAGGTAGAGTTATATGACCACGGCTGACCAATGCGTCAAAAGCCTTTGTTTGGATTTCGTTTAGATTTCCAGATTTATGGCTTTCAATGATTGATTCAATTTCAGTGTCACGCATAAATCCTTTTGGTAATTCAGGAGTGCTTTTTTGGATAGTATCACGTACAAATCCTTCTGGTAAGGTTGAAGCCATTAGAAATTCTCCCAGTTGCCGTTTCTAAATATCATTTTAGCGCCTCCTGGTCCGGTAGCGGTATCACCTTCTTCGTCTGACATAGCTGATGTTTTTTGCGGGTATGGCTCTCTTCTTAATGCCTCATCTCGTTTTTTAACAACCAGTACCATTTGTTGTATTGCTGCACCCATTTGTTCGGGACTTTGCGCTGTGTTAAGATTGTGCAGTGCTCTCATGTATTTCGAGTCAGACAATACGCCAGATCCCATCAAGACTCTTTCTGTCTCTGCTATGATGTCGTCTCTTAAATTATTAAAAGCAACAACCTTCGCATCACCAGTTTGAAGCCTCCAGGCGTTAATACCCTTATTGAAAATCGGAATCATTCCATTATTTAAAGCTGCCGCCTTTCCTTTTAGCTCTTCAAACAATGGGTCTATGCCAGCAATCAAAGCAATAGTCCTTAAATTAGCGGAATCCGTTTTATATTTTATGTTAGCTTCTGCATCAATTAGGCTAAAATCAGGTGCAATTTGTGCAATGAGTCCCGCGATTCTACCTTTTTGACCACCCCTCCTGGATAGCTTATTAAAATCTAACTTTCCATCCACAATGCGCTGTGCCAATATTAAATCAAGATCCGGGTTGCCACCGGTTGTTTCCTTATCAATAGCTTTTTGGTAATATTCCCGCCTCTTGGAACCTTCTGGAAATTCGTCTAACTTAGTGAATAGCTTTGTTAGTTTAGTGGGTGCAAACGTTTTGTCAGCTTCCTTGGCCTGTTCTTCGGTTAAAAACCCTTTTTCTATATCATACTGTACTTTACCTGCTTTCGAAAGGGGCTTGTCCTCATCTTTCTGAGTCGTAATATCTTCATATCGCTTCCATAGTTCTTTATCTGCCAACAATGCAAACTCGCGTTCAACATTCTTTTGGGCCGTTTCCGGGTCCGATTGGAGCAAAGATTCAAAATTATCGAGCTTGGCCTGTTCTTGCGGATCGATCCCGTCTTGGGCAAACTGATCTCTTAATCTCCCTAATATTTGGGGAGCTTGTGTAAAATCAGCAGAGGCAGAGAATAAAGCATTTTTATAAGCGTCCGCAGAGCCGCCGGGTAATTGCATTTCTACAATGTCTTTAATCTTTGAGCCGAGTTCCGGGTATTTCCCGCCCACTGCCCGTATTTTTTTAATATCACCGGACTCAAAAGCCGCTGAAATCTCATCCCGCATTGTCTGCTCTTTTTGCTCCGCCTTCTTGCGCTCCCCAACTTCTCCCACGGTTTTAGCCAGTCCCATAAGTCCGGGGCCAAAGTCGGTTCCGGGTATAACCGTGAATGGATTTTGTGGCATTATTGACTCCTTATCAATTTATTTTCCAATGCGTATTTTTTTGCTGGACTTGAATTATCACAATCTTGCCAATTAAGACATTGTTCGGCGGCAAGTCTCGCCAAAACAGCCTCGTCTTTATTATTATAGCGACCTATTTTCTTATGTTTTTTGTTAGATGTAATATATGCGCACCATTTATTTTCATTTGAATCAAAACAAACACCCTTAACTCCAGATTTGTTATCTTTAGGATTACCACAATTCCTCATATTACAAGACTGTGAAACCTCTCTTAGGTTTTTTATTCGATTATCTGATGGATTTCTATTTATATGGTCAATACCATTCTCTGGTAAATATCCATGATGATATAACCATGCAAGTCTATGCGCAAAATAGTTTTTATAGTTAATGCATATCGTAATACGACCACGATTTTTACATCCTGTTATTTTATTGCTTCTGCCAGAAATCCTATTTTTACTTCTTAATTTATACCTGTATCTAAAAATGCCTGTTTGTGGATCATAACTTAATAATTCTTTTAATTTCTCTTGCGTAAGCTTTTCCATAATGCCTCCTTTAGCATTATCCTTGATTGATGTGTGCGGAAAGCTGGCAAGGATTTCCAACGATTCGGGGGCTACCCTATCCGCACTTAAATATCTAACATTATATGATAAATTATTCAACACAAATCTTTGGTAATATTCCGAGTTTGTCATAAAGAACAAACAACCAACCATCTTTTATGATCACGCAATCTTTTCGTTTAGCATACACCTCATCCGCCATTGCGCCAATTGTTTGTCCTGATAATCCAAGACGTTCCGCAATTGAATTCCATTTAAACGAATATATATTAAAACCCTTGTGTGTACATAGTAGTTTAATATTCTTTTTAAGGCGGCGGTCTGAAAACATTCCTGCTCCATAGGCTGCAACCCCAAGCGTACCAAGGCCCATAAGATTTCCAAAACCCTGCTGAGTTCCGGTCTGTTGTGCCTGGGCTCCTGCAACTTGACCCTGAGCCAGAGTTTGCCCTATGCCTGATGTTTGTTGAGCGATTTGATTTGCGTTGCTTGATAAGCCTGCCAGACCTGTTAATCCTTGTAATTGCTGATTGTATGATTGTAAAAGTGCCTGATTCTGAAGTTGAGTATTATAATCGTAAAGATTCCCCTGAACATTCCCGGACCTGAAACCTCCGGTCATGGCCGCATTCCTTAGAATCGATTCTTCCCCCATTTCTTGACCACCCATCATGGCTTTATACAAAGGAGATGATATGGCACGGTCTATAAGTTCCTGTTGATTTCCTGTGCCACCTTCAAGCCCATATAAACCACCAAGACCCTGAAGTGCCCCCTCTCTAAACTGTTGAGGGATTGCCTCTCTTTCTTTCAGATAGTCAAGTGCTTCTCGTTGATATTTTGCTTGTATATTAGAAGCATCCACCGCAGCATCCGCAGCATCGTCTCCGCCGCCACCAAAAACATCACTTACAAAATCACTCACGAAACCCATAATCTACACCTTATAAAAACACTTTTCTTTCCATTAACGATCTTTCTAAATCCGCATCGTTCAAGGATGTGCCCAATTTTTGGCAACATAACCTTTGCAATTATCATTTCGCACCAATCGAACATCCAAAATACAAATTCGCACCACTCGTTTATAGCCCGTCTGATCTTAAACATCCCCCTTTTATCACTTGCAAAATGACACGGTGCTCCGTTTCCCTGCCTGCATACTGAGAATAAAACCTTACAATCTGGCTCAGTCCACCTAAAAATAAGATAATTTTTAGATACTGTGAGTCCGATAAGATCACTGGAGTATGGCTTGAACTTTATCATACAATCTCCACCACATCTAATGATACTGTTAATTGATCTGCACCACCCGCAATAGCACTGATGAAATCCCCTGCATCAAGCACCTGTCCCGCAACTTCTGGGCACTCGTATGTTTCTTTATTACCAATGGGCTTAAGATTAAGTATTAGGTTAGCTACTCCTGCCGCATCACCACTCGGTACTTTATTAAAACTAATTGTCTGTGCTGTAGTGGTATCATTGGTCACCGTACATTTAAGCACCCTCGCCGTAGTATTGGCCGGGCAAGTGTAAAGGGTGGTATCTGCCGCTGGTACTTGCGCTAAATATGCGTTTTTAAGTTCTATCATAATATCTCCTATGCGTTCATTACATCTATGAGAATTGCTGTAAGATTAAGCGTATCTACTGACAATGTCGGCGTATTAGCATCTATAGTCCTAATTGATACCTCAATATAGTCATTAGCCGTAAGCTCCAGCATTGCATGACCTGCCTTGGCAAAAAAGTAGTTGGCCTTGGGTGTTTGAAATTCTACCTTGCCATGAGCGGTCTCCGTTCCGCTTACCCTAATTGTTATTTCCGTGTCATCATCATTAGACGTGTTGCCCCCAGAAAGACCCCATAATATCAGATAGTGACCCGCTGGATAAACTGTGATCTTCCCATTCCCATCATGTTCCGCATTGTGTAATATACCGTCACCCATATCAGCATCACTAATCGGATACCAAGTATTTTGTACGGCATTGGCTTGAGACCAGCCGATTCCCGTTCCGTGACAGCATCCGTGGGCTACTGGTGGTCGTATGGTCGGGACACGGTATAGCTCTGTTATCATCTTGACTTTTAAATTATCAAGACTTTGCGGAACATTAGAAGGTGCCATATGGATCCGATTAAGGATATCCTCTACCATCCCATCATATGATTTGGGAGATTCCAGGGATAGTAACTTTTTCTCCAACTCACTGATACGAGATTCAAAATTCTTATTTACGGGCTCTGAAAAAAACAACTTTTTAATATCATTTATAGCAGATTCATAATCGAGATTGTTATCTATCTCAACATCAAGTATATTTGCTAAAAGAATAAGGTTATCAAGGATGTTTAGATAATCCTCTACAAGAGCATCCGGCCAGTCAGTAAGACTCTTTAAATCAAGAGCACTTAAAGCCAAACCTCTGAGACGTTCTATAGTTTTTGGATCAGGCATATGTTAACCTCATTAGGGCAAATGCCATTCTTGATTTAGAGACTCCCCGGAATCTGAACCCCATCCAACTATTACAAATGCCGAGTCGTCTTAGAATAAAACTCTGGCCGTATTCAGCCGGTGCACCATACTGCATCCAATGCTCTCCACCCCATATTACCCCATCATATGTCATTGAGATGGCCACCGTCGCGTCAAGGGTCGTGGTATGGCCGGGAATAGTCTCTATTTTTAGTTCATCAACAGAGAACGTCTCCAGGTCCACGAGTGGGGTATATAATAACCACTCGGTGATAGCATCATATTGAGTGCTAACCTCGTTATCTAAAACACCTATTTTGGATCCTAACCTATCCCCATAAACCCACTTTCCGGATCGAGCATCGAGTATGCCGTTGATTCCCCGATAAATCGTATTTCCTGTACCAGTCTTTAACAGACTCCATGCAATTTCTTTCCCAAATTCAGCAGCAATAGATTCATTGAAACATAACGTTTCTTCAGGAAGATGAATCAAAATAAATGTAACGTCATTCTCGGTTCTGCACTCCATCCGCATATCCGACAGTTCCGGTTCGGAATATTTCGCCAAAATCTTATCAATTTCTCGGGTAGAAACTTTTGTAGCACTACCAATACCAATAGCATAAACAGATACTGCACCATCTCGATATCCGCCAGTGATATAAAACTTCCCACCTGATTCACACTTTGCATGAGTTGCTACTATTCCGATCTTTTGCGCTCTTGTCACTACTCGCTGAAATGCAAAATTAGCCGTCGCAACATTAACAAAATATTCAAGAGAATACCGACCAAACACCATGACTTTATTATCTTGGGTCTTGGCCAGTCCAAGAGACGGGTCAGGCATAAACTCAGCAGTTGCAAACATTAAAGGATCAATACTTGTTTCGTCGGTAAGCTCGGTGTGAAACAGATACTCGCCGTCGGTCATGAAATAATAATTATCAACCCAAACCCCATCAATAGGTGATCCAACATCAGCATTAATTACTTGTTGGAATCCACCAATAGGACTATAAAGGTAAAAACCACCATCTGCTATAATTCCTTGAGTGTTAAAACTATAGAAATCAATAAGGCGTGCTTGTGAAGCTCCTGGAATATCACCCAATTCCACAACAGTCCCATCGACTGCAACTGATATTAGTTTAGTTCCCGATACCCGATAATGGGCAGAAAATCGTTCGTTATAAGTTCCGCCCCGGTCCACACCCTTTCCGTCCGCTAATTTTGTTAAACCGGGATATCCAATCATGTACCCCTTTGCACCTAAGATATCACGGTTTATCGCGTACATATTGACCGGCAGGGCATCTCTATAATCGGTTTCTATCCCGATCTTATCGCCTTTTATGAGTGTGATGGGTGCTACTGGCATTAGTCTATATCCGGGCTTTCGGTTACTTCAAAATTGATTATTCGTGGCTCGACTCTCCCCGCATCTGTGGTCACGACTATCTTAACTCTTAAATGACCAAATGCGTCCCCGTCGGCCTTTATCTGATAGTCAATATCCGGGCTGGTGTCAGAGTCGGAAACAATGGTTAATCCGGTGTCAGCTTCAATAGTGTAACTTGCGATTGCCTCACCATCATTTAGGTAGGAGTTGAAGTGCTGAACAAAATCATCAATGCTACCTTCAATCATTCGATTGGTTGCACAAACATTGGGGGCTTCTGAAACAGGTTCATAAAACTTGCGCCAGCCATAAAGCAGACGGTTCCCGGCACCAATGGATTGACGGCTTGAGTATTGAATCTGTCTTGGATTTGCAGTCGAGGAATAGAGAAATGACATTTGAGCAGACGCATTTCTTGCAAGCATCGGGTCTGGCTGCATCCCTTTGCCAAAATCAGACAGCAACCGCATGGCCAGAATACACTCGAATGAATACCAGAACTTTTTGTCTAATCCGGATGGAGAATTAACGTCCGGCTCTTCTTCAAAATAATATCCGGTGCAAACATTGCGGCCCTCAAGTTCGTTTGCCACACCTTCGAGTCGTCTTAAAGCTAACACAAGAGCTTCCGGGCCCGGGTCTACGGTTATGCCTGAGATACGCATTTGAGAATACGCCCCGTTAATGATATCAATCTTCAGGTCGTTCGCCATCTTCTATTTCCTTCAATTCTTTTTCCAACCGGTCTATGCTTTTGGTGTGCCAGTGACCAATACCAGCAGCTTTTGCTTTCATTCGGATTGCGTTGTAAGCTATTTCCGCGGCCTCTTCCGGTTCTTCGTTTTCAACTACTTCGAGATCACTGAGGAAACCAGCGGCTTCTTCCGGGGTCTCTTCCTCAGTATCTTCCGTGACTTCTTCGACTTGTTCTTCAACGACATAACACTCCTCTGGCGAAAGAAACCATCCATCATCTAAAAGATGTAAATATGAAAACGGATTACATACCATTAACTGGCACGGAATACCTCTGATCTTGGCTGTATTTCCTTTTTTATAAAGTATGATTGCCATTTTATCACCTTTGTAATTAAGCAGGGACCGAAGCCCCTGCTTGTTAAAATTATCGTTTAGTTAGTTGGTTGAGATATCCGGGATAACAATACTAACGCTATTGCCTGTAAGATAATTATTTGATGCATGTGTTAAATCAATGGTGTATGACTCTGGACTCGTTGCAGCAGCCGCACTAATCATATTGTTATTATACACATTAAAAACACTTGTCGCCCGGGTATCAAGACAAACAGCCGCAACTTGGATAAAATTATCTCTTATCACTCCACGGCTTGTTGCCCCAACGACTGTGGCTACGCCAGACACAACAATACCGTCATTCGCTCCACCAACGATTTCATTGCCAATTATTTTCATGCCGGAAGCGTCACCAGCACAAATGTCAATAACGTCTCCTGAAAACGCACCTTCAAAAATATTGCCTATAACCTTTGCCATTGCGTGACCGGTAAATTGAAACGCACTTGGAGCCGTAAATGCCCCCCATGCACCGAGAAAACGGCAAGCAAGAAATTCTATACCTGAACCAGCATTCCCAAGAGTCATAATATCTAAAGAAGCTCCGGGAAAGAAATTGCAATTAATCCAACGAGTGCCATAATGCTCACCTGTAGGCGTATGATTTCCAAGTATTCCTACACCCTGGAATGCATCACACGAGCCAACACCAATAATATCGCATTTGGTAGGAAAAGTTGTAAGATCTTCGTCAAGACGATCACCACATACAAAAATACGGTTTCGTCTTGCCCACCACCTGTTGCTACTCAGCGCAATGCTGATGTTGCTAGCAGCAATGGCCTCGGCAAGAGTGGTCATGGGAGTGTCTTGATGGGTTCCTACTTCAGATATCAGTGCATTTCCATCAACAAAATAGTCCTGTGCTCCTGTCGGATTTGCTCCATACATAGACCAGGGTAAGCCTGCAAGATCACTTCTTGAAACTTGTAATCCAGTGTGAAAAAAATCTCTTTTTCTTGGCATTTTGTTATCTCCTCTGTTCAGGGTGGATTATTCCACCGAGTAAGATTGTTTAGGTGTGAGCCGGCGGCCCACCTGTTCCTGTCAGCGACCAGATACGCCATCCAGCAGAATCATCAACATAATACAAAATGGCCTGATCCAACGCATCAGCAAAGACAATGGTTGACCAACCTGTTGAAGTTGCCGGTGTCAAAGTTCCATCCCCATTGCCGTCAACTGCAAGGATAATACTCAAGATTTGACCTGGCTTTCCATTTGCCAAAGTCAAAGCTTCTGCATCACCACCGGTGGTTTTTGAAACGTGCGCATGAGTTACAGGAATCACCAGAGCATCGGCTGCAACAGCAATGGCAAGATCCTCTGTGGCATCGTAATCATTCTGATGCAATATTTCTGCAAGTCTAATTATTAGTGACATAACACTCTCCTTTCATTTCTTTATAAGTTTGTGTTTCAATGCATACCGATATGCAGGACTTGACGAATCGCAAGCTTTCCAATCAAGACATTGTTCGGCAGCTAAACGCGTAAGGACAGCTTCGTCTAAATCGCTGCAATCTCCAAGGTTATATAGTGTGTTGTTCACTCTAATACACACCCTGTACTTTCCCATGTGGCCCCCCTTTACAATCCCTTTTACTCCGGTTGTGTTCGTACACCAATTTCCGGCATTTCGTTGATTGCATTGTCTGGATACCACCCTTAAGTTTTCAATACGGTTATCATCTCTGTGACGGTTTACATGATCAATTTCAAGTCCCGACTCAGGCATATATCCATTATGATAAAGCCATATGAGTCTGTGAGCTGGATATTGTTTCCCTTTGTATGTAATAACCCTGTATCCGTTCCGATGCATAGCACCGGCTGTTTTCCACTTCTTTGTGCCGGATCTTTTGATTTTCCATATAAGGTTTCCGTCTCCACGATAGTCAAAAATCTCTTGAACGGTTTTGTAATTCATGATGTACCTCCTTTTAGGGTTTCCTGTAGGTTAGTACATCATGAATTTTTAGTCAAGAGAAATTAATACGTCACCGCTACACCACAATTGGCAGGGTTCTTCACTGTGATACCATACCATGTGAACAATCTGAAACGGAAAGTCATGGTGTCGATATTACCATCATAAACCAGATACATATCCAGACCGTTCGACATGGTGTCCGTGAGGACTTTCATACCATCATACTGTTTTAGAAGCTCTGCCGGGATCGTGCCGCCGATAACTTCAACCGCTGATTTGTCCCAGAACAGATTGGTTTTATTGGTAGCATCGATATTGAGCCGGGTAATTGTGGCAGCGTTCAAAATTGCAGTATGGATATTGGCATAAGCCGCTTCAAGGGTCGTGATTGCGGCCTGATCCGCTGCCATTACCTTCGGATATACTTTGATATGGGTTGCGTCGGTTATCTCGATCACCGTCCATGTCATGGCCTGATTGGTATTAGTTTTATCAGCCAATCCAATGGCATTAATATCAACAGCCGTATTCTGCAAAGTGAACTTATCGCCCACGGTTAAAAGGCTCGAATCATTTACGATCAAAGTACATTCACGATAGTCAATATTGGTTACAACGCCGGTTGTTGCATTGACTGACCCCCCGACAGGCACAAATACATGGTCGCCGGTTACGGTTACGGCCGGATCAGCTCCGCCGGTAATATTCGGCAAAAATGAGCCGGTGAAAACACCGGTAAACCCTGCTATATCATTCCTGAGTTGGCCCGTTCGCAATGTATCGGCGGGTATGCCCTGAAGAGTCTGCCGAGCGACGAGGTCCTTGCTGAATAGAAGAGTATCCCGATCATTCAGCAAAAAATATCGTTCAGTAGTTTTTCCTTGCCGTTCGTTCATAATAGCTTGTGCCTGGGCGATAAACTCATAACCGCTGGTCACGTTGGACCGATAAAACATAGTTCCCTGAACGGCAATGGCCGACGCTATTAATCTGTTAAGCTCTGTAGCCTGTTTTCTCTTAGACTCAGCGGCGTTGTTCTGCCAATATTGCTCAGTACGCATATCGTCTGCTCTCATCTTGATGTAGTCATTGCTGGGAGTACCGAGCAATGCCGGGTAGGTCTCCTCGATAATGCCTGTTTCCTGACCAGACAGATCCCACCCTGAAATTAACGGACGATGTGGCTCAACCGGATACCAAATGAAGTTACCCTGATTCTGCATACCTCCACCGTCCGGCTGATGAAAAGTTGTCATTCCAAGCATGTCCATTTGGTGTTCTTTTGTTTCCATAGCGCTTTCAAGCATTACACGAGCAATCTTTCCCGTTGATAAACTCATAATTTATTCCTTTCTACCACTTCGAAACATCCACACCTGCGGCCTTGGCTTCCTTCTTGATGTCGTATGCCAACTGAATATTGTCTTTGGCATCAGCAGCAGCATACTTCTTTTTAAACCGTGCCTCTGCCCCTGTGATCGGCGTATCACCCTTGATATTGGTTGCCGGGTCCGGTGCGTTGCTCCGTGGTTTTATTGGTGTTGTTAATCGTTGTTTTTCCTGCCCGAGAT